CCGGAACGAAAAACGAGTATCTGCACCTCGTCGTCGCGCTCGCCGGCCACGAGGTGGAGGAGATCGGCGACGTCTACTTCAACGACGAGCTCGCGCTGACTGGCGCTGGCAGCGCCGCCCAGGGCCGCTTCACGGGCTACGCCGAGATCTACAAGAAGCTCGGCAGCGACACGCAGACGGTCGAGACGAACCTTGAAACCGCGACCTCCGGCCTGACTGACGGCAAGTGGACGAGCAATCATCGCCTGCGCGGCATCGCTTACATCTACGTGCAGCTTGTGTGGAACCAGGAGGTGTGGACCGGCGGCATCCCGAATATCTCCGCGGTGGTCAAGGGAAAGCACGTCTACGACCCGCGCACGGCAACGACGGCTTACTCGGCAAACCCTGCGCTCTGCCTGCGAGACTACTTGACCAGTTCGCTGGGGATGGCAATGGACTCGGCCGAGGTCGACGATACCGCGATCAGCGCCGCCGCAAACATCTGCGACGAGCAAGTCGAGATCAAGCCGGTCACCTCGCCGGCCACCTACGAGAACCGATACGAGGCCAACGGCGTGCTCTACACGAGCGCCAGCCCAGACGAGAACATCGGGAAGCTCATTACCGCGATGGGCGGCCTGATCGCCTACTCGGGCGGCAAGGTGGTGCTCTACGCAGCCGGCTACCGCATCCCGACAGTAACGCTGAGCGAGAAGCACTTTGCCGGCCAGATGACGGTGCAGACCAAGACCTCAGCGCGCGACCGAGTGAACGGGGTGAAGGGCGTCTACGTCTCGCCGCAGAATGATTGGCAGCCGTCCGACTTCCCGCAGATCACGTCGACGACCTACGTCACCAAGGACGCCGGCATCCGCTACTGGCGCGACGTGGCGCTGCCGTTCACGACCTCGCCTTCGTGCGCCCAGCGGCTGGCCGTGATCGAGCTGCGTCGCGCTCGCGAGGAGATCACGATGACCGCGCGTTTCCGGCTGGAGGCGATGCAGGTGCGGGCCGGCGATACGGTGATGATTACCAACTCGAAGATGGGCTGGACCCAGAAGGTCTTCGAGGTGATGGAATGGAACTTCGCGAGCGACGGCAATCCGCCGCAACTGGCGATCGAGATGACGCTGCGCGAGACCGCGTCGACCGTTTACGACTGGACCGTCAACGACGAGATCTACGTCGATGACGCGCCGAACACGACGCTGCCGGATCCGTTCACGCTCTCCGCGCCGACGAACCTCACGCTTACCGCAGACGGCACGACGCAGCAGATCCAGGCGGACGGCACCGCGCTCCCGCGGATCCTCGTCTCGTGGTCCGCGCCGGCGGAGGAGTTCATCCAGGCCGGCGGCAATGTCGGCATCGAATACAAGGAGAGCACGTCGACGACCTACCTGACGTGGAACACGGTTCCAGGCTACCAGACGACGGACTACATCTCGAGCGACGTGAAGATCGGTCTCACCTACAACGTCCGAATCTACGGCGAGAGCTTCTTCAAGGTCTCTACGTCCTACGTGACCGCGACGGTCAACGTGCAGAAGGACACGGTTGCGCCCAGCATCCCGACCGGCCTCGTCGCGACCATCGGAACCGGCGCTGCGGTGGGCCTCGACTGGGACGACTCGACCGCGCCCGACTTCTCCGAGTACGGCATCTACCGCAACACGACCGGCGTTACGCCGGCGGATGCGAACACGAACAAGATCGCCGAGGTCGACGCCTCACGCTTCGTCGACGTGGACGTGACGGTTGGCACGACGTATTATTACTGGGTCAACGCCTACGACGCGCTCGAGAACGTCTCCGGCTTTGCGACGCGCGTGCAGGCGACGCCAGTCGCGATCACTGCCGGGGCCGTCTCAAATGTCGCGCCGTCCACGCCCAACGCTCCGACCTACGCGAGCGAAACGACGTACCTCGCGACGGACGGCACGGCTCTGGCCCGCATCACTGTCACGGCTCCTGCTATGCCGACCGGCGGGGCGCTGCTCCAGATCCTCTACCGGCGCAGCGGCGCGAGTGAATACGTTGTCGCGAACGTGCTCTCGTCTGGCTCAATCGCGGCCTCCATCGACGACCTTGCTCCTGGCGTCGCTTACGAGTTCGCGGCCCGCGCGATCTCGTTCTCGAATACGCCCAGCACGATCTCGTCGACGCTTTCGCGCACGGCTCCGAATTACTCGGGAAGCGTCACGGCGCCGACGAACGCGACGTTAAGCACGACCGGCGTTAAACCAAGGTACGTGCCCGGCACTACAGTGTTTCAGTTCGCAACTCGCGTAAGCTGGGACGCCAACACTCAAAGCGACTTTGCTTACTACGAGGTCAAGGCAACCGCGACTGACAGCGACGGCGCAGTTGATTACAGCTGGGGGTCCGATGGCGCCCAGCTCCTGCACAAGACACGAGACACATTTGCCTTCCTCTACAACGCCACCAATCAAGCTGGCTTTGTTCGAGTGCGGGCCTTCAACCGCACCGGGACCGCGTCTTCGTGGGTCAGCGTCGGCAACGCCAACGGGACATCGACTATCGGAACAGGTAGCATCTCTAAGTATGCCGACACCGACGTAACGACGACCGGCATCAAGACCGGCGGCGGTTCGAGCACGCGGCAGGTCAATGTTCGCTACGAGGTCTCCGAGGTAAAGTCGCTGACCGGCGGCGCTGCGACGGAGACGATCAACATCGATACGACGAACCGCGGCTTCAGCGCGAAACCCGACGCCGGATGGATTCAATGCGCGAGCAACTCCAACATCATAGGCGTTTACGATTTCGACAACGTCTCGAACTCGTCCACCACCTCCTACTTCGACCTCGTGAGCGTTGACGGCACCAATCTACCCGCCGGAAACCAGCGATTCAGCATCGGCCTTGTTGATTACTCCTGACCTATGGCTCTCCAGAAAACCTTCACCCTCCCGAGCGGCGTCTCGGGCAACTACATCCGGCTGACCGCGCACCGCTGGGACCGACAGGCGCGCGAGGCCGTAGCCTGGTTCTCGCTTTACGTTGACGCGACCGCAGCAGGTAGCGGCAAGGCGCCGCTGACTCCGTGGATCGCCAAGCTCTGGCTGACCGCCGAGAAGTTCGACGCCTACCTAGGCAACGCGGAGCTGACGAGTCCCGGCATCCTTGCGCAGCTTTACGTCGCGGTGAAGGCCGAGCCGATCAGCTGCGACTTCGGCAGCGATGCGCTCGCGGACGCCGTCGACGTCTGACTGTCAGATTCCGCCGGACAGAATTTTGAGAAAAAGAGTTGACTAGTGCGTTGCGCGTCTCCTTGGTCGTGAGCGCAACGACAATGATCCGCTCACTAATCCTCCTCACGCTGGCATCTGCCAGCCACGCCGCGCCGCCGGAGTCCTTCTGGCGGGCGCTTCATCAAGTCGAGACCTCGGGCCGCCACGGCGCGATCCTCGGCGACAACGGCAAGAGCCTCGGCCCGCTCCAGATCAGCCGCGCCTATCACGCCGACTCGCGCGTCGCCGGCGATTACTCGCAGGTGACCGACCTCGCGTACGCCCGCCGCGTCGCGACCGCTTACCTCAAGCGCTACGCGCCGCAGGCGTGGGCGCAGGGCGACGTCGAGACGCTGGCTCGAATCCACAACGGAGGCGCGCGCGGGCACAAGAAGCCGGCCACGCTGCCTTACGCTGAGAAGGTTCGGAGGGCGATGCGATGACGAAGGCACGCAAACGCCTCTTCGGCAGCGGCCTCGCCTTTGCGCACTACTGCCTCGGGCAAGCCGTCTGCTTCCGTCACCAGGCTGAGTTCAGCCGCGACGAGCTTGGGCGCCGTTGCGCTCGCTCCGCGATGCGCCAACACGCGCTGACATACACGCGCGAAATCCTCGCGCTCCAGGGCAAGCAGTTCCGCCTCCTCGGCCGATGAACAACAACTTCAACCGCACGCAGCCGGTCAAGAATGTGACCGGAGCCGGCCACTCTGCGGCGCGCTACACCGGGACGCACGGGCACAAGGAGCGCAGCCACTATTGGGTCTTCATCCCAGGCGAAGGCTGGGTGACGTGGCTCGAGATCCACAAGCAGGTCACCGCCTCCTTCCGCGACTGGGAGATGCGCCACATCCTCGGACTCCGTAAACCCAAAGCGAAAACACAATGACCGATCAACACGCAGACCAGATCATCGCCGAGCTCCGCGCCATCCGCGCGCTGCTCGCCAACAAGCCAGCGGCTCCGGCCGCAGCTCCCGCGCCGGCTCCGGCTGGTGCGCCGAAGGAAATCCCGCAGCCGACCGAGCTCGTCGACGACCCCGGCAGCGTGGAGGTGCACTTCGGCAAGAACAAGGGCACGCCCTTGCGTAGTCTCGGCGCAAAGTCGGTCGAGTGGTACGCCCAGGAACCGGAGCCGCGCATCGGCAACAATGGCAAGCCGTTCCCGCCTCGGCCCGAGGACGTTCGCCTCCGCAACGCCGCTCGCCAGCTGGTGCACGGGCAACGCGGCACGCTCGCCGCCGGAAGCAAGGTCACGCTCGTCACCGAGACGCTGACCGAGGAAGTGCCGTTCTAAATTTAAAGGGCGCGACCGAGACTTCCCAGCCGCGCCCTCAACCCAGAAGCAAAACAACAACACGGACCGAACAATGAATAACGACAACGTCAAAGAGGATACCCAACTCGCGGCGCAACCCGCCGCCAAACTCAACAAGGCGCCGGTCACCTTCGGCGCCCAGGGCGTGCAGCTTGCCTCGCTGGAAGATGCGTACAGGTTCGCGAACGCCATCGTCGCGAGCGGCTTTGCGCCGAAGGGAATGGAAAAGCCGGAGTCAGTCCTCGTCGCGATCCAGCTGGGCGCCGAGCTCGGGCTCACGCCGATGGCTGCACTCCAGAATACCGCCGTAATTAACGGCCGGCCTGCCATCTACGGCGACGCCGCGCTCGCGCTGGTGCGTGCCTCGGGCATGCTGACGAGCTACAAGGAGGAGGAGATCGGCGAGCCGAACACCGACGCGCACGGCTACCGAGTGACCGCGACCCGCGGCGACGCCTCCACCGTCGAGACCTTCACGGTCGCCGACGCCAAGCGCGCGAAGCTCTGGGCCAAGGCCGGCCCGTGGACCGACTACCCAAAGCGGATGCTGCGTTTCCGCGCCCGCGGCTACGTCCTGCGCGATCTCTTCGGCGACGTGCTCAAGGGACTCCGCACCGTTGAGGAGGCTAGGGACATCTCGGCAGAGCCGGTCAACGTCACGCCGCGCGGCCTCGGCGAAAACCTCTAAGCACTACCCACAATGAACGATACACACGAAATCAAGAAGGCCGCGGTAATCGCCGCTGCCAGCGAACAAGTCCGCGCTCTCCTTGAGACGCATTACGATGCGATGCGGAAAGCCGCCGAGGAATCGTTCGTCGACGACGAGAGCCAGGCCGAACCGAAGGCGAAGGCCAGCTTTGCGATCGAGTGGGACGCGCTCGCGATGGCGCCCACCGTCACGGTCAAGGTCGGCTGGAGCGTCCGGTTCAAGGACGAGAGCGAAGCCGTCGTGGATCCGCTCCAGGCCAAGCTCGACATCGGAGGTGCCCAATGAACGCCGCGATCAGGGGCGAGCCGTCCGAGGTCTATCACGCGACGGACGCGATCAGCCATTCGAAGCTTGAGGTCTTCCGCCGCCGGCCGGCGCTCTACCACCGCAAGTACGTGCTCAAGGTCGTGCCAGACGCGGACTCTTCCGCGTTCGCTATCGGCCGCGCGACTCACGCCGCCGTGCTTGAGCCGCAGACCTACGGCACGCTTTACGCTCGCCGGCCAGACGGCATCGACCGCCGGACCAAGGAGGGCAAGGCCGCGTGGGAACAGTTCGCCCAGGCCAACGCCGGCAAGACGATCCTCGACGCCGAGGACTTCGCGCTGGTGCATCAGATGCGCGATGCGGTGATGGCGCATCCTGCGGCCTCGGAGCTCTTCAGCCGCGGCGAGCCTGAGCTCGTCTGGCGCAAGCAGTTCGCGACGCTCAACGTGCAGGCGCGGACGGACTGGTTCAACGGCAACGGCTGCGCGCTTTGCCCGCGGCCTTACGTCGTGGACCTCAAGACCGTCGAGAGCTTGGACGACGGAG